TTTGGGCGGCGCGACCCTCGCCTGGCACGCGCACCCCGGCAAGCCGTTCGACTACGCGGGCCGCGTGATTATGCGGTACCACCACCCCCGAACGGGAGCCTACACCAGCGTCGCCGCGCCTCCCATGGTGGACGTGCTCACCATCAACGGATTCGCTGACTGGCTTACCACCGGAAGCGCGCTGATCGGCGGCGGATACAAGCCCCCGCTCATCATCGTCGAGGCAACCGCTACCCGAGCCCAGGCGCGCCCTATCTGTGAATACCTGAACGCGCGCGGATACCGCGCAGCCTGGCATGTCGTGCGAGCCTACGACGTGGGCGCACCACACGTGCGATACCGCGCGTACGTGATCGCCGCACGCAACGACTGCGACGTGCCCGCCGTGAACGCAGCATACCTGGACGCCGACCGCCGCACGGGCGCCCTCTGGCCAACCCCCGAAGTGGACGACACGCGCCTCGTCGAAACCGCCTACCAGTGGGCGCTCGACGACCTCGCCGGCCACCCCGACAAGGGCCGCACACTCGCCCTCGAACACTGGGCGAAAGTCACCGGCGAACCCTACCCCTACCCCATATACACGACCCCGACGCACGACACGCAGGGGAGCGCCACGCTCGCGTTCATCGAGTGGATGATGGGCCTACCCGTGGGCTACGTGTCTACGCCGAGCCTGCCCCTCATCCGCGCCGAACGGCTGCGCCTACTACAGACCGGCACCGTGCCCCTGCAGGCCGCGCACGCCGTCGCCGTCGGCCTCACGCAGATGGGCGAGCAATGATCCGCCTCACCCTCACCCTGCACCCCGCCGTATGGCTCACAGCGAACCAGCGCCTCCACTGGTCAACCAGGATGCGACGCACGCGGATGCTGCGAGCCCTCGCAGCCAGCGAAGCACGCATCACAGGCGCAGCGGGCAAGCGGCTAGGCGCGTCCACGGTCACCGCCGTGATCGGCTACCCGACCTCCACTCGAGCGGACCCAGCGAACGCGGCCCCCGCCGTGAAAGCAATTATCGACGGCCTCGTGGACGCCCGCGTCTGGGACGACGACGACCACACACATACCCAGCGTCGCCTTCACCCGCAACCCCAACAAAGCCCCCAAGGGCACCCACACTGTGACCCTACTAATTCAGGAACAGGAGACCCACAAATGAAGCACTACACCCGAGGCCAATTCACGATCACGTTCGCCCTCGACGACGGTATCCCCGCCACCACCGTAACCGCCCTACTCTCACAGCTAGAGTTCGGCGCAGTCATCGACGACGCAGGCGTCGACGTTAACGGGCCGTTCGCAGGCACCCGCCGCCTCATCATCAACTACCGCGAACCCGCCGCGAAGGAGGCCTGACCATGGCCAGCAAGACCCCCGCCCGCGAACCGGACAAGTATGCGGCGATCACACTCACCGATGACAACCCAATTCTCCCGGACACCGTGAAAAAGATTCTCGATCAAATGCCCGCCTTTTCGGACATCTGCGAAATGCGCATCACCTCGAAGGACGGGCCGATTCCGACGCGCACCGTCGCCATCTACTACACCACTGTAATGCCGTGGGAGGCCCAGTAATGCCCCGGAAGATCGACCACAAGCGCGTCAGCTTCAACGCCGCGTTCGGCATCAGCCCCGCACAGCTCGCCAACGCAATCAACAGCCTGCCCCTCACCGCGCGGGTACTCACCATCGACGCCGTACAGCGCGGATACAGCACGTGCGTCGATATCACCTACTACACGCAGCCGAAGCGGAAGGCCGAAGATGCTTAGCGCCGTCCGTACCGAGCTACTCACGATCCGCATCGAACACGGCGCGCGAATCGACCCCGGCGAACTCATCGAAGCCCTACAGACCATCCCAACCGGGTGGGTGATCGCCGATATCAGCGGCTTCGCGCTCGCCGACTACCAGCAAATAGAGATCCGTATAGAGCCAGACGAAAGGATAAACTAATGGCACGTTTCAATTGGCCAGGCCGGTTCGCGGCCCTCCCCGCCGCCTACTACGACGACCCCGCCGTTATTGCCGTCGGCCCCGAAGCCGAACTGTGGTACGTGCGCGCCCTCGCATGGTGCGCCGCACACCCCAAAACCGACGGCGTCATCCCCCTCGAAGTCGCCGTCAACCGCCTCGGCATCCCCGGCGCAATGGCATGCGTGAACATTTGCGCCACTCACGGCCTTATCGCCAAAAACGGCGCTTCTGTGAGCGTGACATCGTGGGTGCAATGGAACGGCAAATGGCGCGACATTCAGGACAGAGCCGCCACAAGGGCCAGGGATTAGGAGGTAACCGCCGTGCGCATCCGAACCATCAAGCCCGAATTCTGGCGCAGTGAGGATATCGCTGCCCTGAGCATCGAGGACAGGCTCCTATTCATCGGCCTATGGTCGTACGTCGAGGACAACGGCGTGGGCCGCGACGAACCCCAACTCATCCAGTGTGACCTGTACCCTCTCGACACATTCACTGAGGCCTCACTGAGGACTCACGGAGGCCTCATGCGCCTGTCACAGCAGGGTCTAATCACCCGTTTTGAGGGCCCCGACGGGCGTCGATACCTGCAAATCAACAGCTGGGACAAACACCAGAAAATCAACCGACCGTCAAAACCGCGTTTCCCGCAATACAACGCCGAAAACTGCACACTCACTGAGGACTCACTGAGTCCTCACTGCACACTCACTGAGGACTCACTCCCGGAACAGGGAACAGGGAACAGGGAA